TTTCTAAATTGTGTGTCATATGCTCTAGTCAACAAATAAGAATCAATTATATTTGAAGCACTAGGATCGATTCTTGTATTATCATCCGCTGCGTGTATGTAAAGAAATCTCAAACTATCTCGACCAACAAATGCTCTATAATTATCCTGTCGTTCTAATAAGCTAGATGCTGAATTTAATTTTTCAAACAATTCTGTATCTACGTAGTAGAATATTTGTTGATCATCGTATTGACTTAGTGCCCCTAAATTATCTTTAGATTCTAATACAATTATTTTAAGTATGTCGTTGCTTACATAATTATAATCTTCTACTCCATCTGATGTCAAGAACTTTTGCTGGAATACATACTTTGTAAGAGGATTAGTGTCTTCGTCTACTAAAACATCAAATAACTCTGGATCATCAACAACACCGTCATCGTCCTCATCAAAAAATGATATTTCTACTTTTTTACTGTTGACATAACCTTCTGCATCTCTATATTCTTGTGTTATTTCCCAATCAAAATCTGTTGTAAATTTTTCAACACTGTCGGGTTTATTATTATTGTTTAATACACTTATACGATCTTTAACAATTTTGCCAGTTAAGTTATTATAAATTTTATCGCTACTGTCAAAGTAAAATCTTATTTCTTGATCGCTTTCAAATACATAACGACTTCCTCTATATTCTATAATATAGGTTTCACCGTCTGTTGTAAATTTAAGTAACCAACTTGAATCTAATTGTTTATTAGAATTATCACCAGTTTTTCCTACACTAAATTCATTTGTAACATTAAGATTACTTTCTGTAATAAGACGCCATTGTCCTAGCGTTCTGTCGAATCTTAAACCAAAAGTTTTATATGCAAATATTTGATCAACAATTTGACTTTTTACATCATTTTGTAATGATTGAGCAAGTGCTGGTTTTATTTCTACCAATTGTGCAGTGCTAGGAATTACATCATTAAATGTAACAGGTCCTACTCCGTTTTCATCAACTGTTGTACCATTATCGTTTACACTTATAACTTTTACCCACTTGTAACTTCTAGAATTAAGATGATCAGCGGCACCGTCCATTAATGTTCCGTCTGGCATAAAATGTTTTCCTGCAGGTGCAATAAACTTTAAAGATGAGCCAGGTCTAATTAATTGCAATGTGCTTGTAGTAAAAGAACCTAATGTCTGCCTGATATTGTTTACGTTAGCAAAATATCCTGTACTAATATTTGTATCAGACGTTGATTGGTTCCATGTGACATTTAGATCTTTTATGTCTATTATAGGAAATTGAGATAGATAATAATTTTTTACTTTTTTGTTAGCAAGAATTGGTTCTATTGTATTTAGAATTATACCTTCTATATCTGTTTGAGTAGAAAATGTAAATCTTTCTTTACTGTTAAATATTTCCTTGTATACAACTCCGTCTGTTCCAAACAGATTTGTTTTAGAATATTTTCCTGTTGAATCAAGTAAATCAAAATATCTACTTATTCCACTTGCTGTTCTATTGACTGATTTTGCTTTTATAATTTCTTGACTTATACCTAAAGGTCCAATTTGATAATCCTCTGCTGTAATGAGTCTATTCTGCGTATAATAAGTTGCCGGAGCATTAGTTCTAATACTTGCATTAGTTTCAGACACTGTTGCATTATCAATTGTGTACTGCAAACTAAATGTAAGAGAAATTGTTTCTACTTTATTGTTCTTAGACAAATATTTTATGTTTACGCTTATACCTCTAACGTCGTTTGGTTCAACAACAATACGTTTGTTTTTACTTGTTCTATAGTATATTCTAAAAGATCCTTGCGGCAAGTTTCCAAATGTGCCATCTGAAAATATTAAACTTATTCTATCTTCAATACGTGTAAGCACACTATAGATATTTCTAATATTTTTATTAAGGCTGTTATAAATTATATTATTACCTTCTACAGAATCTACTTTAATCCACTGTTCTTCTTCATTACCAAAACTATCTAATTTATACAACCAAACATCTGTATTATTGATGTTTACTGCATCAATTGCTACTGTTTGATTAGTACTAGGATTGTCAATTGTGAAAGTTCCTTGATCCAAAGTGCCTTGACGAAAATGACAAAAAAATCCTGTATTTGAGCTTCCAGCGCCTTTGCCATCATCTCTATATAAAAAAGCAAAATTATTTCCTGGAAATGGTGCTTCTTCAACTATGTTACTTCTAGAATCTATATCAGTAGACACAACTTCAAATCTTGTTGATGATCCATCTACTGTTTGATTGAAACTATATGCCGGTACGTCTGCATTTGTGCTGTTAAATCTATACTGTTCGGTAGCAATACCAGACACTGTATCTTTTTTTACAGGTCGGCCAAATGTTCCATTAGTGGGAAGTGCGGCGTTTAAAATTTTTACAAACTGTTCGTTCCAACTTGCATTGCTTGGATCATTCCAAAGCACAGTTTGGTTAGCAAGATTAAAATTGTTTGAATCTGTTATATCTTCTGTTGTACTTACACTTTCAATTTTTAACAACCCGTTGGCAGATTGATTCCTTTTAGGATTATAAGATAATAGTCGTGCAAGACGCAAAACGCTTTCACGGCGTTCTGCAAGCTCTAAGTAGTTCTCACGAGAGTTTAGATCAATTCTAAACGCTAAATTTTGTCCTAAAAAAGCAATTAAATCTATCAGTGCAAGGTATTCACTTGATTCGATATAATCATTAAAATCCTCAGGATAGTTTTCCCTTAGATACGCAATCATAGTTCTGCGAAGATTGTCAAAATCATAACTTTTGAAATCTGCATTTCTATATGTTTGATAGATGCGCTTCCAATCTTCAGCTACTAATAATCTATTTTGTCTATCTGTTGATGACATGCATGTTTTTCCTCTATACTATATTTATACGAATAAGATAAGTGCGTAGTTAATTATGTATTTAAAAAGCCGGCATTTTCATCAAACTTCAAAGTCATGCTTTCTGAAATATTATATGGCAAATATGTAAGGCTAATTTCAATTTGAATGCCACTTTCGTATTGATCTATCGTAATTTGATCAACAGATACTCTAGGGTCGTAATTAACAATTTTTGTAACATTGTTCTTTATAGCATCTCGCATATTATCAGTCAAAGGTTCGAAAAGTGCGTCCCAAATGATTGTGCCAAATTCAGGATCACTTAGTTTTTCACCTTGTCTAATATGAAAATGATTAAGTAGGTCTTGTTTGATAAGTGCAAGATCGTACAAAACAGTTGAACTATTTTCAGGATTGACAGTGCTTATGCCACGATAAGCACGAGATCCAATAGAATTATCTCTATTACCTTTATTTGATCTTACTGTAACCTGCTTATATAGATTTTTTTCTAGACTGCTCATATCGTATTTATCTTACCTACTTTTCCTGAATGTATCTGGTGTTAGTGGTTGTCCTGTAGCAACAAAATTATTTCCAGTTTCATCTACTGTGTTTCCAGCAGCCGGATCGGCATCTGTTTTTTCAGCAGTATATTCAGTTGGTCCAAAATTTTCATGTCCAAACCAAGGTTCATGTTGTGGTGTTCTTGTCGGACTATATGCAGGTGTAGCTGGCGGACCGTTCATGTTAATACCAGATGGAGCAGTTTCTGTGTGAGTTTTTGCCATTATGTGAACACCTTCTACCGCTGTTATCCTTCCATCATTGCCTGCTTTTAAACAAATATTTCTGCCTGCACTCATTACAATATCTCTATCTGCTGTAATATTCAAATCATTAGATGTATGAATGCTTACACTATCTTGAGCATAAATGTCAATCTTTCCATTGCTGGTCATTTCAATCCAAGTAGAACCTTTTGCATTGCCAATATAGATAAGATCTTCTGTATTGCTTAATAAAATTTGATGGCCTGTTCTTGTTCTAAGTCTAATCTGTTCATTATGAGGAATAGTAGGATCACCTGAAAAATCGCCTGCTTCTGCATTTGCAAATTCTGGCGGTCCTGCGCTTGCAGCCGTTTTCCTTAATAGAGTCATGTCGCCGTCATCCATTACAAAACTAGATCCACCTAAACGGCTAAATGGAACGTTACTCTGTGCAAATTCTGGACCGTATCTAGCAGTAGGGCCACCGGGTCTGTTATCATAAGGTCCTGGTGTACTCCATCCAAACACACTGCTTGGTACTTCTCTTCTTGCGCTTGACGTAGTTGTGCCTCTAGTAGTGTCACCACTTAGGCCCTGCTGAGTGAGAATTGTATCAGCTAAACTATTAACAGGTTTTATGTATTTTGTTGGATCTCTTCCTTCGGCAGTTTCTAATTCTTTGTTAAATTCTCCAACAGGTTTTGCTTTAGACGGATCACTATTATTATATGTTGTACTTGCATTGCCCGGAACCATAAAATTCATATATTGATCTTGGACACAACCCAACCAATATCCAAACCCAAAGTTTTCTTCTAAACATAAAACAATAACCTTTGTACCTACATTAGGCGGTACAGCCCAAAAACCTGAACTTTGCTGAGACGATTGATAATCATCATTTTTCTTTACTCCTGCCCTAGGAGTTACATTGTAAAACGGAGACACATAATAACAAGGCAACTGATATCCAGAACCTTCTGCACTCGCTGGATTTCCGTTTTCTGTAATTTTTAAAATTTCTACTTCTATTCCTCCCATATATTCTGCATCAAGGTGGTTTATTATTCTTCCTAAGTAAGGACCACTACCTTCCATCCAGGATGGGCGTCTGGTTCTTTTAAGTTGATTGGTTGACATTTTATGTTACGCCTTCATTTAATTCTATATCAAATTCGCGCTCTTCTTGATTTTGATTCATTAAAAGGTTATCTTCTGTATTTCCAACATTTCCTGTATCGCTTCCGCCTGCACTTGTTCCGCCTGTGGTTGTTGTAGTTGTGTCTTCCACTGCTTCTTCTACTATCTGATTACCTGTACTTACCGGTAATGCGTTCGTATCTAGTCCGGGCTGGTTTCTTCTTCTTATTAAACTAAGCTGTTGCGTAAATGTTCCTCCACTAAAACTATTCATACAACTTATAACTTGATATAATCCACTGAATGCACCTACTGGTTTTGACCCGCTACCTGGAAATGTCATATAGCTTCCGTTTACTTGATAATCTAAGGGTGTTCTAAAATTTAATTCAATATCTACTTCAGAACTTTGATAATCCATTGTTCCGTCTGCTGTTATGTTTATGAAATTTGTCGGAGATGCTGTATAATTGCCCATACCACTATCGGTTATATAATACGGATCTCCCCAAATTGTAAGCTCAACACTAACTAAATCAACTGGAGAGTTTACAAGTGCATCATTAAAATTTCTTGCAATGGCAGTTTTACTATTAGATACTAGACCGCCGCCCGATTGTCCAGATCCAGGCCTTGGTGTTTCTACTGTGGTTGCATTTGCATTTACACCGCCTGTAGTATCTCCTGGTTTAGGTTTGTATTCTGGGTGTCCTGGAGAAGGACCAGGACTGTCTTCTTTTTGTTTCTTATTACCTGTTGTGTCTTTTCCACCAAATGGTGTAATTGCCTGGAAAAAAGCCGCATCAAATTCGATGTTAAAGTCCAAAATATCATCATTTTGACCTGTATAGATATAATCATAAGTTTTTGCTGCTTGTCTTTTTAAAGCAATAATACCAGGACTTGCTTGAGATGTAGAACTTACCCTACTTATATGTGCTAGATAAGGAACTACCCTATAAACATATATGTGAGGAAATTTACCAGTTTGATCCATTGTATCATGATCTGTGACATTGTATACATCTGCTTCAATTTTAAACCAAGGTATCATACCATTTTCATCTGGTTCTGCATCTACAATTTTTCTACCATATTCACTGAGCAAAACAATTTCTTCAATTATGTCCTGAAACTTTGTTCCAGTTTTAAATGTAAGTGTTCTACCATTATCACTAATCGTAATATTACCTCTAGTAAAAATACCAGTGCCTACTTGTACATTTTTATTAGGTGGTCCGCCTGCTAATCTTGTTTCTTCTACAAATGCCGGTCTGCCAAAGGGTTTTTTACCTCCATCTAAGAAAGAATCTACAAGTTTTGCTTGGCCAATTTCATTAATATTTTCAGGATTTTCTGCAAATTCTCTAATTGCTTCACCAATATTTGATCTATTTACAATTACTCCTAAGAGTTTAGATAGTTCTGTATCAAAATCTGCTGGAAGTGTAGAATTTTCAAGACCTGTAATACTTTCATATATTCTTAATTTTTCGTCCTCAGATAGCTCTCTTTCTTCTCCTTGTTCTTCAGTTGCACCAGCAGTATCTGCTGGTGAGCCTAGTAATGCTTCGTCAAGACTAGATCGATTTTTAGGAAATAAAATTACATATTCGTCAGGAGTAACTACTTGGTTGTCTTGTTTTCGCTTTTGTTCTCTAGTGTTTAAGTTTTCTGCTAAACTAGAACCTCCACTTTGCAAAAGGTCTGACACTGTAGTGCCTGTTAAGTTAACATCGGACTTTATACTTTGTACTTGATCATTCAGTGCCTGTTCGTGCCATGGTACAGCCGCTACATTATAAACACTGCCGCCTTCGTTAACTGAAAAATCTACATTTGAAAATTTTAAAGGAAAGATTCGACGCAGGTTAGGTTTTGAAATTGCGTTTCCGTTATCGTCCCATCCTTTAAATTCTACAGATAACACAAAAGGTGCTTCAAGATAATTTTTATGACCTGCTTTTGCTGCCGCTACTTGAATAGTTTGTAAAAACAATCCCATACTATAAGGTTCAGTAACTTTAAATTCTATATTTGTAGCATTTGATTGCTTTGTTGCTTGATTCAATCCTATTAAACTATCTATGTTAACATCATCTATGAAATATTCTAATCTTCCTTGGCTTTCATAGATTGTTGTTGCTTTACTATTTCCTAGGCCTCCGCCTGATTTAAGTATTGTAATCCATGGATCTCTACGTCTATATGTTAAATCTGGAAAATTTATTTCAAAGTTGGTTAGCACTCCTAGCGTAAACACGTAAGAGTAAGAAGCAAAATCTTTTAAATCATTACTTTTCTTTGCTCCGAATCCAAACAAACTAGAAATTGCTCCTAGTAAAGAACTAGGACTTGAAGTAATTTCTGCAGCCCTTGTAGCAACTTCTGTAACAGGATCTGCAACAGCTCCTGTAGCTTCAGATAAAGATCCATCTATCGAATCTCTAATAGCATCAACTGTAATTCTAGCACTGTTGACAATGTTTGAATCTTTTACATTGTTCTCAACGTAATCTTGTACTTGTCTTCCTGCTGCAACTGCTCGCTGTGCAAGATTTTGTGCTTGTAATGTCATTTATAATCCTAATATTTTTCTTAACTGCGGGCCTTTGGGGAGATATATTTCAACTCCTTCTTCAAAATCATAGATAGGATCTTTTATTGTATCCATGTTTCTTTGAGCAAATACCCACCATAAATCTTTATTGCCATATAAATCATATGCAAGTAAATCTGGTCTGTGTGTATATTGAACTTCAATAGTATATGCAATATCGTCACTTTGTTTTGGCACTGGTCTAATACTTAGAAAATCTAAATATTGATTATTTCTAGTTTTAGTATTATGCCAAGGACTACTAGCACTATATTTTGCCATTAAATAAATCCTCCGCCATTAGGACCAATATATCCTCCATTTACAAATCTATCTAAACTAAATGACTCGACAGCTCTTCTGCTGTAGATTGGTGCAACAGTTACCTGTATATTGCTTCTAGTTGGCACCCACGATGCTCCTTCACCTATATCACATTTGATATAATCTATATCTTGACCTAGTTCAACTGCAAAACTGTTCACTACCACAGGTACATTTTTAAAAACAAAGTCTCCGTAACCGTTTAATCTTACAACTGGTGGTGGAGAACCTGAGTTAGAAGTTTGGCCATAAGCCATTTTTGTTACTGAACGCAAATAATGTATTGCCGCTACCCAATAACGTGCTTCTAAAGCATTTTCAACATAAAAATCACCAACAATACTGAACTGTTCCACTCTTGAATTCTGATAGGCATAAAAAGGATAATTACTATGTATAGGTTGTATTTGATTATAACCTGCAGAGTGCGTTATATAAATTGTAGGAGTATACGGAAACACCAATCCGCTAGTCTCTGTCAAAGGACTCATTACAGGACTTGATGCAAAATTTTGAGGTAAACTTAGTTTGACACGCCAATCACCGCTTGAAGAGCTTGATGACCAATTACCGTCTTTAAGACTGACTTCTTTTGGTACAGCATCAGCAAACAAGCCAAATGCTCTAAGAGCTTTTCCAAATCCGGTGTCTTGCACAAAATCTTCAACCCTTTGTTTCGCAGTATTAACAAAATCACCGCCAGTCTTTAAAAATTCTGAACCTACTGTGTTAGCAACACTTTCAAAAGGGCTTTGTTGGTTCCTAGACTGGGAACGTAAATTTTGTGCTATTCTTGGATTAATCATATACTTCTCCTGTAAAGTATTTATTGACTTTTTTAACTACGTAGTTTATAATAAGATAAAATGTTTGGAGAATCAATGAAAAAAATCAATTATTTAAATAACAAAGACATACTTAGTGAAATACACAAGTCAAAAAGTAGTTTTTGCAGTTATGTTGACGATGACTACCATCAATTTGACATAATTTTACCTAGTGTTGAAAAGATTAACATTAGAACTATAGCAGAAGCAAAAAGAAATAAGGCGAAAAGGTTATCAGTTAAGGCATTTGATGAAGCAAAAGCATCTGGCAAAAGACTAAAGATGGCAGAATGCGAAGTCGACTATAGAAAAATCACAAAACAAGAATTAATATTCAGAATTATGACTTATGATCATGTACCTGATGAACCAGGACGTAAGAAAAATCCTAAAACTGTAGCAGATCATAAGGTAAGATTGAATTTTCCACCATTCCAACACTTTAAGTTCAATGAAAATGACGATTTAGTATGTATAGGAAAAAGTCACTGGCAAGGTGGTATGGAAAACGGCACTTTTTCAATGACTCACGGAACTGTTACAACTAAACTAGCTCGTATGTGGATGAAGCTGTGTGATAGATACGGAACAAGAGGTAATGTAAGAGGCTATACCTACAATGACGAAATGCGTGGGCAAGCTATACTACAACTTACACAGATAGGATTGCAATTTGATGAATCAAAATCGCAAAATCCATTTGCCTACTATACAGCTGCAGTTACAAATTCGTTTGTAAGAGTTATAAACATAGAAAAGCGTAATCAAAATATTAGAGATGATATTTTAGAGATGAACCACTTAAATCCTAGTTACACCCGACAGAGTCAAGGTGAATGGGAAAACCAACTTAAAAGAGAAGCTGAAGTCAAAAAAACTTCTTGACTTTAGTTACTTTTTGCGTTACACTTTATAGTAACATAACTGAGGATTGAATATTGTTTAAAAAAGCAGCAGTTTTTACTGATATCCATTTGGGTCTTAAAGGCAATAGTAAAGTTCACAATGATGATTGTGAAGAATTTGTGGATTGGTATATAGATCAGGCACAGGCAAACGGCTGTGAGACTGGTATTTTTTGTGGAGATTGGCATCATAATCGTAATTCACTTAACCTAACTACTATGGATGCTACTATCCGATGCTTAGAAAAACTAGGAAAAGCATTTGATAAGTTTTATATGTTTGTTGGTAATCATGATTTGTACTACAAAGACAAACGTGATGTAAGTTCTACTGAATTTGGAAGACACATTCCAGGTATAACACTTGTAGACGACATCTATGAAGAGGATGACGTAGCACTTGTGCCTTGGTTAGTAGGTGACGAATGGAAAAAAATTGAAAAGATTAAAGCCAAATATATGTTTGGTCACTTTGAACTTCCTAGTTTCTATATGAACGCAATGGTACAAATGCCAGACACAGGCGAATTACAATCTAAACATTTTGTACATCAAGAATATGTATTCTCTGGACATTTTCATAAACGACAAAAACAAGGATCTATACATTATATTGGCAATGCTTTTCCACACAATTATGCAGATGCATGGGACGATGATCGAGGAATGATGATTCTTGATCGAGAAAATAACAAAGAGCCAGAATATTTGAGTTGGGCAGACTGTCCCAAGTATAGAACTATTGGTCTAAAACAGTTATTAGAAGACACAGATAATATTATCAAACCTAAAATGTATCTACGTGTTACAATTGATGTACCTATTTCGTTCGAAGAAGCAACATTTATTAAAGAAACATTTGTAAATCAATATAAGTGTAGAGAAATCAGTCTTATTCCTCAAAAACAAATGGAGGAAATTTCAACAGATGTTGATATCCAACAGTTTGAAAGTGTAGATCAAATTGTAAGTGGAGAAATATCAGCAATCGATTCAGAACAATTCAACAAAAAGATGTTATTGGACATCTACAACGAGCTATAATGATTAAAATTAAAGATTTAACAGTTAAAAATTTTATGAGCGTGGGCAATCAAACCCAGGCTGTTGATTTCAACAAGGAACAACTAACACTTGTGCTTGGTGAAAACCTTGATCAAGGCGGCGATGACGCAGGATCAAGAAATGGTACGGGCAAAACCACTATCATAAACGCCCTCAGTTATGCTCTGTATGGAGTTGCCCTTACCAACATTAGAAGAAATAATCTAATCAATAAGACCAACGGAAAAGGTATGTTGGTTACATTGCATTTTGAAAAAGACGGTATTGACTATAGAATTGAACGCGGCCGTTCACCTAATGTACTAAAGTTTTATGTGGACGATCAAGAACAAGAATTAGATGATCTAAGTCAAGGAGACAGTCGTAAAACACAAGAATCAATTGGTGAATTATTAAACATGAGTCATGATATGTTTAAGCATGTTGTGGCACTAAACACCTATTCTGAACCATTCTTAAGTATGAAACAAAATGATCAACGTGCTATCATCGAACAGTTGCTTGGTATAACTATACTTTCTACCAAAGCAGAAATATTAAAAGAACAAATGCGACATACTCGAGAAGCAATCGCAGAAGAAAATGCAAAAATTAACGGTGTACAAAACGCAAACGAAAAAATCAAAGATACTATTGAAAGCCTACGTAACACACAGCGAGCTTGGTTGAGCAAACAACAACAAGATGTTGACAGATTACAAAGGAATATAAACGAACTAGAGCATTTAGATATTAATGTAGAACTTGACAATCATGAAAAACTACAAAACTGGACTGAATTAAACAATGCAATCGTGGCTCTTAATAAAGAAAAAAGTACACTAGAGAGTGCATTACTACGTGCTACAAACAGCGTTGAAAAAGCAGAAAAAGACATTGCAAATTTAGGAGATGCTACCTGTTATACTTGCGGACAAGCACTGCATGACGACAAAAAAGCAGAACTTGAAGACCGAAAAGACAAAGAATTAGCAGATGCTCAAGCATACCATAAAGAAGTTGCAGATAAACTAAAAGATGTTGTAGACGGTCTTGAAGAAATAGGTGACATCAACGGACGTCCTGACACATTTTATGAAACTGCTAAAGAAGCATACGAACATAGAAACAATGTTGACAGTTTGAGGCAGAGTTTAGAAAACAAACATGCTGAACAAGATCCATATGAAGCACAGATCAAAGAATTAGAACAAACAGCAATTCAGGAAATTGATTGGACTCCTGTAAATGATCTTAATGACTTTAAAGAACACCAAGAATTCTTACACAAACTACTTACAAACAAAGATTCATTTATTCGTAAAAAAATTATTGAACAGAATCTAGCATACCTAAACAATCGTCTTACATATTATATAGTAAAACTTGGATTGCCCCATCAAGTGGTATTCCAAAACGACCTTGCTGTTGAAATTACACAACTTGGTCAAGACCTAGACTTTGATAACTTATCAAGAGGTGAGCGCAATAGACTAATACTTGGTATGAGCTTTGCATTCCGTGATGTTTGGGAGAGCTTGTATCAAAATATCAATCTATTGTTTATTGATGAGTTGATCGACAGTGGTATGGACACAGCAGGAGTTGAAAACTCGCTGAGCATACTTAAAAAGATGGGTAGAGAGCGACGCAAAAATGTGTTCCTTATCTCACACAAAGACGAACTTGTTGGTCGTGTTAATCACGTACTTAAGGTTATAAAAGAAAACGGCTTTACAAGTTATGCTAACGACATAGAGATTGTAGAATGAGTGCAGAAATAGTAGTAAGCAATATGATTGGTCAAGGAGAAATTGCAATAGACAGACTCTACATGGGCTTTCCGAACAAAATTTATGTTATTAACAAGGACTTCTCAGAATACAAAGGCGAAATCACTAAACGTTCAATTACAGTTAAAGGTAAAGAAGGCAACTATAGATCACATGTATACAAAACACATGATGGAAGATGGTTTGATAGAGCTGGGATGCCTATTAGCAAACCATTATCATTAGAAAAAGACGATGAGTAATATAAAAGACGACATACATGATCAATTAACAAAAGCATACATGGAATACTTCAAAGAAAATGAAAAATTTGAAGCTAGAAATTCTGTGCGTACACATGCAGCCGCCCGCAGATGGCTAAGAGAAATACGAAAATTAGCAAGATTACGGTCAATTGAAATACACGAACAACACAAAACCAAAAAAGAGGCAGACACTCAATAGGCTTGGTTAAGTATCCATATGCAGTGGACTTACCAAGGACAAACAATAGACACAATACCAGAAGAGTATGAAGGATTTGTTTATCTTATTACCAACACCACTACAGACCAAAAGTACATAGGCAAAAAACTAGCAAGATTTAAAACTACTAAGCCACCTCTAAAAGGCAAAAAAAACAAAAGACGTGGAACCAAAGAAAGTGACTGGCGCGACTACTGGGGTAGCTCAGAAAGACTAATCGCAGATGTTGCACAACTAGGTCCAGAGAAATTCACAAGAGAAATACTATACCTATGTAAAGGTAGGGGAGAAATGTCCTACATAGAGGCACGAGAACAGTTTGACAGGCGAGTACTTGAACGAGATGATTATTATAATGGAATCATTAATGTTAGAGTAGGTGGTTCAGACAAGCTACGACAGGCATTGCTAGAACAAAACATCAAGGCAAAACAATCTAACACATAAGGTTGGCGGGCCAGTTT